CAAACGCAAAGTTATCATTTAACATAGCTAACTCAAATCAAAAAGTCGAGAAGATCGCTTACAAAGCTGTCGAAAAGATTTATGGATCTCACAAAGCCTACGACTATGCAAAAGCATTTCATAGAGCTGAAGTATCAAACGATCTACTAATCAAAGACTTATTGCGGAATAATTCAACTGGTAAACCTCACTGTACTGACGTATCCTACATTAAAGCTTTGGAATTTATTAAGAATAAATGCAAACCACCAAAGCCACTTAAGCACATCCACTTTTCTGGAACTAGGTTTTACGATCTAAACATGAGCGGCTCAGCAGGATTACCCTACGTCACTGACAAGAAAGTCAAACGTGCAGTTAAGCTAAGGTACGAGGCAGGCGAAATCGCCAACACCTCTTTATCCAAAGGAAATTGTATGAACATTATCCTGGAGAAAGAGCGAATTAGAGTTCATCAAATTAAAGATAAACTCTTGTCTTTCGAAAAACTCATGTACGACACACGTATGCATGCACGCTCACATCTGACTGATCCCTACAAGGATAAAGTTCGAGCAGTGTATGGAGTATTTTGTACCCTTATATTTGTTGAGATAATGACGCTATGGCCTCTAATGGCTTTCTTGAAATCTATCGATTCAATGATTGCCTGGGGATATGAAACCTTCAAAGGCGGATTAGAAAGATTGAGACGAAATGTGACAGGATTTACCTACCACTTTAGCCTCGACTTCTCCACTTTTGATAAGTTATTACCCTTTTGGCTTTTCGATGACATTTATGAAATATGGATGTCTTATTACGAATTTGGCTTTTACTATGACGACGACCCAGACTGGCCTAACGGCGAGACTGATCCTCAGAGATTAATGAATCTGTGGGAGTATATGAGTTTCTGTCTTAAAAATCAGATCTTCAGAGCTCCAGACGGTTCACGCTATCGACGAGAACACAGTGGTCTTCCATCCGGTATGTTACAAACTCAACTATTAGGTAGTTTTTGTAACGCTATAATCGTGCTAAGCGCATTGGCTCACATCGGTATCAACCTTGATACTGTATACTTCAAAGTTTTAGGTGACGACGGACATTTTTC